TCCCAGGGTGGACGACAGCGTGGTTGCCCCGGTGACACCGAGAGTTCCCGCAACGGCGGTATTGCCGCTCGCGCTGGCCACGGTGAGCTTGTTCGTGGCAACGCTGAAGTCTCCGCTGGTGTTGACAGCTTGAGTCGAAAGCTGGAGCGCGGAGTCGGTTCCAGAGCCGTCGCAGATCGCCTTCAGGGAGGACGTTAGCGTCGCGGAATCGGTGGTCTTGAGTAGGCCAGTGTAGGTCGAAGCGACCGTGGAGCCTGTGAGTGCTGTTCCCATGTTATTCTCTCGGAGGTAGTGCGTACCAACCTTCGCTGATTGTCACGCGGTTTCGGGATTTGACGATGTTTCCGCTCGCATCCTTGGCCCACACATGGGCTTTGACGGATTCAGCCAGCCTGACGGGTTGCCCTGGCGGGACCATTACCACTCGGGTTGGGGTGCAGCCCAGCGGCATCAGCGCGAGCAAGGAGATCGTCGCGGAGGCGATTGTCTTTCTGTCCGTCTTCAAGGGTTTGGTCCTTCTGATCGATGATCTTGTCGATGACCGCCTTGGTCATCCCTTGTGCGATGCTTGTGGTTATCGGGTCCATGCTTGATGAGTTTTGCGTGGAAGATGACCGCCCAGGAAAAGATCCCGGCCAGGCCGCAGTTGAGAATGATCTCGGATGTGGGTGGAGTTGATAGCGTGAGGCAGTTGAAAAGCGATCCTGCTGCGGTTGCTGCGAGCGATATGCGAAGGAACAGGCTTCCAACGAGTGGCCAGCGTCTGACGACTCCTTCGGAGCGGTAGAGCATGATCATAAATGCAGAAACGCCAGCGGTGAGGATTCCGCTGGCGATGGCATTGACTATGGTTGCCGGGTTCATTTCTTCGGCATGAACTTATCGAGTAGGAACTCGACTCCGTGCAGGCCAAGGAATCCTAGTACAAACGCGCAGGCGTACTGGCTATTGGAGTTCCCGATGTTGATGAAGTCGATGACCACGGGCGTGAGGTAATTGGCCGACAGGGTGCCTGCGAGGAGTGAAGTGACGGTGGTGATCCAGTCCTTGTGACCGTCCTTCTTGACCATGACGAGGCTCCCGGCGAAACCCGCCACGAGCAGCCCGATATTGATGCCCAGCTCGCGGAGGGTCTCTTTCATTTCTTGTCGTCGCTGTTGGTGTTGGAAGCGTCCTGAGCCTTGAGCGCGGTGAACATGGCACCAGCACCGCCCACAGCGGCCGCAATGGCACCGCCCATGTCACCGGCGATGGCCTGCTTGATAGCGACCGAGATAGCGGCGAGCAGCACGGCCACTCCGCCAGCGGTTGTCTTCCAGTTTTTCATTGGGGCTTCTGTTGTTGAGCGATGACCGAGGCTTCAATGATATCGAACAGCGGGATGCCCACCTTCATGTTGTTCACGTCACCGGCCTTCATTCCGATGACGAGAAGCTGGGCGAGCTGTTGAGCCTGTTGGAGAGTGAGTTCGATGTTAATCATTCGGCGGGAACGATAACCGGAGCGGGCGGCTGGCTCAAGTCCGGCGCGGGAGGAGCGATCACCTCATCGACAACGGGAGCGATCACCGGCTCAGGATTCGCGGCCTTGTAAGCCTCGATCACAGCGGGAGTCCACAGTGCATTGGCAATGTTCACCACTTCCTGCGGCTGCCCGGTCAGGTCGTCACCAGGAACCAGCGTGTACTGGGCGGTAATCTCGGAACCAACGAGCGTTCCAGACTTGTCGTAATCAACGCCGGTGGTGACAAACAGACTGTTGTCCTTATTCACCTGCACGGCAACAACGGGAGTGGAATCAATCATTGGATGGTCGGCTGAGAGTTAGCGTTGTAAGCGGCAATCGCTTCGGGAGTCCAGACAGCGTTGGCGATCTTGACGACCTGCTCAGGCTGACCCGTAAGGTCGGAACCGGGAGCGAGGCAGTAGCGATTGTAGGTGGAAGCCTTCACAGTCTCGCCATCGACGATTTGATTCGCCGTGCGGACCTGAAGAGTCGTGTTAGGAAGAACCTCGCAGAGCGAGAAGATGGTGCGTTCGGTGAGCATGGGATTAGACGGTTAAATCATGTAGGTTCCGTAAAACGCAATCGTTTTTCCGCTAACAGTCGAGTTGATAACATTAACTCCAGGTGTTAGCAAAAATGCATTAACACCATTGCTTGATATGTATGTAAGACTTGAAACAGCAACGTCGGTGTAAACGATACCAAGATTAAACGAATCCGATGAATTAAATGGAAAACCTCCCCAAGTAGCATTAGATCCGTTCGCTGTTGCTGGATATGTAATACTGCCCTGCACAGTAACCAATCGTCCTACCTTTGTGTATCTGCAATTAGAAACAGTAAATGTTAATCCAGCACCGCTGGCATCTGTCGGAGTCCAAGTCCCCTCCTCGTAATCATCCAGCGTGTTCGCATCGGACGAAGCGACTTGAGTGGCGGGGAAGGTGATGCCGCTCTTGAGTTGGAGAACACCGCCGGAAGCATTGGCTGAAGTAACACCCACCAACAGATTCCCGCTCGCGTCGAGCGTCATCGCTTGGGTGAAGGTGATGGCGTTGCCAGCGGTGCCGGATGGGGCGTTGTACCACCTATGCGCTCCAGACGACTGACTGTAGTACGAAGCTGCAACACCAGTAGCAGCATACTTGTATCCAGCACCGCTAAAATATCCATTTACACCGACATCAATACGATATGCTCCAGCGTTTCCTGCTATGAAATTAGGATATCCCAATTCCATTGCCTTAAAATTACCATCCCAAGCCTGCGGCGTCACTCCGAGACCGAGGTTGCCGGAGGAGTCCCAAGTAACAGCGGAAGTTCCAACACTGCTATATGATGCACCATAGCCAAGTGACCATGTTGACCCAGTGTTGATAATCTGACCAAAATTAGAACCTCCAGATGCTCCAAATGCTGCAATAAGTTGCGAGGCACCACCAGACGCACCTGTTCCATTGAAATACGCAGTTCCACGCACATCAATCTTACCTAATGGACTAGTAGTTCCGAATCCGGTATTTCCGCCGGTTACCTTCAGCGAACTCGTCGCAACCGTCAGGTCGCCGGTGATGGTGGCGGAGGCGAGCGTTGCGGTGCCGCCTGCGCCGAGAAGCTGGTTGGAGGTAATCTTCTTCGTGGTTCCCGATGCGGCCATCGTCGTGTCAGAGACATCAACGATAGGGAACACATCGACCGCTGGATCGACGGTCGTAATCGCCGTCAGTGCTGTGATTTTCGTATCTGCCATAAACTGTTAGTTCGCTTGGATGATGAGTTTACCGGAGTCCTCTCGCAGCAGGAATGACGCATCCTCCAGCAAGATGGAATCAAATGTTCCGAAAGTGATGACGATCTTGTCCCCGTTCTCCAGCAGTACGATGAAGTCATCCTCCTGACGCAGGTCCCGGCGCAGGATCGGAAGGTCTGGTGCGGTGACATTCGAGCCACCCACAGACGACAACCGAAGTCCTAGAGCCAGCGTCGTCATCAGGATTGGATCACACCATTAGTGGCCCACACCGATCCGCTCGAAAGCTGGAAGCTCGTAATCGGAACCTGCAAGGTGACTCCAGCAGGCCAGGTCTGGGTGGAGAACGTGCCAGCGATATTCGCTCCAGAGATACTGGCGATCACCGTAGGCGACAGGAACGTGAGGGCCACGAACGGGCCTGTGTAGCTCGCGGTATCCTGCACGAGCCGTCCGCCCGCCACTCCCATCGAATACTGAATCGCCTGATTTGATACGTCGCTCATATATCCCAGATCTTCCGAATTTGGTTCTTGGTGAAAGTACTCTCGAAGCGCGATCCCTGACGATCTTCCAACCGGCTGAACCCGCGCTTCACATGATCCTTGAGTTCAGTCTCACGGGCAAAGCCGGTGACCCCGAAGCAGGCCACCGGCTGACGCTTCCACCGTCTGCCCTCGTGGACAATGGACTCGGTGCCCATCGGAGCGATTTGCTCGATGCAGCGTCCGTTGTTCTCGAAGGTGTAGATCGGCATGTCAGGACATCGACTCTTCGTCGTACTTCTCGGCCATATTACGCATGGACTTCTCATCCATGTTACCGGCCATCTCCATCTTGTCCTCGCCAGTCTTCTCGTATTCGGCGGGCATACCGTTCACGCTTCGGATCTCGATATAGGCTTCGCCGCCATCGAGCTTCTTGAGTACGCCGCGAACATCATCGAGAACCACTTCATCACCCACCTCCGGGACGGCTCCATTGCCGTCCTCGGTATCAGTGGAAAGAGCCTCGACTGGAATCGAAATCATGGGCGCATTGTTGTCGGCTTCATCACATCCGCAAGCGGAATGAGAAGAGGGGGAACCACCATTACGATGATTCCCCCTCGGGCCGACGGCAATCACCATGATGGTGGCCGTCTTAGGTCGCATATTACAGCGTGGTCGAGGTCTTGGTCCGATGCACCAGGTACCAGGTCGGGTTGCCGGTCGAGCCGGTGTTACCAGCGGCCAGACGCAGGGCAGCGAAGTAGATCTTCACGCCGACGGTGACGAGCTGATTCAGGGGGTCAGACTTGTCGGGGGTGTCGGTGATCACGATCTTCGGGGACAACGGATCATCGCCGGTCAGAGCAGGGATACCGAACGCCTCGTTACCGAAGAAGAACGAAGCGATGATGTCCTTTCCGGTGGTGAGACCGCCGCCAGCGGCAGTCGCCTGATAGACGAACTTATCGTTCTCAGTCGCAGAGCCGGTGCTGACGAACGAGTTGGTCTGGGTGACCACGCGGCAGCCATAGATGGAGCCAACCTCGCCCTTGTAGAACGGGGTGCCCTTGTTGCCGTAGTTCGACGCGTTCAACCAGTCGCTGTCGCGCATCAGGTCGCGGGCCACACGAGGATCGGTGGCGAGGACGTAGCCACCATTGATCATGGGGGCGCGGTTGCGCTTCAGGCGGGTCATGGAATCGAGGACAGCGGAAGCGGTCATCGTGGTGTTCGCAGCGGTGGTGTCAGCATTCAGACCGGCGAAGGTCTGGGTGGTCAGCGTGGCGGGGTTGCCGTACACGCAAGTACCACCGGAGGCAGCGGCAGTACCGCAAGCATCCGAGTTGTCGAACGTACCACCACCCTCGGCAGCGGAACCGATGGAGGAACCGCTCGCGGTGAGGTTGGAGCCGATGAGAACGTTGCGGATCACCGAGTCAACCCAGAGGGCCATGTCCAGACCAGAGGTCTTGGTGGACTGCTGGAGCGAGTTGAACAGATCGGTGGCGCGGAGGATGTCGGTGAGGCCGATGACCTGGCCATACTGGGACAGGCTCTTGCTCAGGCTGTTGAGGGCCAGAGCGCGGTAGTTGGCCGACGAGATCGGCGTACCTTCAGACGAGATGGTCTGAACGCTGCCGATGCTCGGAGCGCCGAAACGGAACATGCTGATCGCCTTGTTGCCGTTGTTCTTGGGGATCGGAGCCTTCATGCCGAACTGATCGAGGATCGTCTCCTGCTGGACGATGCTGAGCAGCTCCTTGCTGAAGTAGTTCTGGAACTGGCTAGTAAGCGTAGTAGAGGTCGTGACTGGCATATTTTAGTTGTGGTTGTGCTACTGGCTATTCGCGTCCGCTATCGTACTCCCTGCTGGCCCGCATCAGGGCCTCTCTCTGCTCCTTGAGAGATAGCTTGGAGAAATCCTTCTCCTCAGCTTTCAGGGGTCCGTTCGCAACGCCTTTACCAATAGCTGTCTTCTGCTGGAGCTTTCCGAGTTGTTCCTTGAGCGTCTTGTTCTCCTGCTCAAGTGCTTGAGACATCGATGCAGTTTTTTGCAGTTTCACAATCTCCACCGCATGCACGAGGCCATCTGGCACCGTGGTCAACAGCGGGAACTGTTGAAGGAGCTGAACGGTCTGTTTGTACTCGGCACTGTTCTGATCCTTGAGCCATCCCTCTTTCTCAGAGAGTCGGCCATAGTTGTCAGCCCATGCCTTTTGAAACTTCTCGGTCTGAACCTTCTGAGCTTGTTCGCCAGCGATCTTGCGGACGCCCTCAGCCTTGGCTCGCGCTGCCTTGGCC